GACCGCACCCTTCGCGAGTTTGCCCGGCGCACTGGGCGGGCTGGCGAAGTTGCTCCGACTTATGGTCCGTTTGCTGGCAAGGTGTTTGACATCGGCGGCGTGATTGGACAGGGTCTGCGGACCCCGTCTGGACGCCGCGTGATGAGGCAGGCTGGCGTGGGGGCGCTGGGTTATGGCCTGTCGCAGTCTGAGGACGAGCGCCTGAAGGCGACTGGCGAGTTGACGATGGGGCTGGCGGCGGCATCCTTTGCCTACCCGGCGCTGAAAAAGGCGAGTCAGTACGGTGGTATTCGTATCCGGGATGCGCTGACGCAGACGGAAGCGGGGCGGAAGGTGCTGAACACCCTCAGCTATGACATCCTCGCTGACCCCCGCGTCAAGCAGTTGGTCGAGAATGCGGTCGAAGAGATGGCGCGGTACCGGGCTGTCGGCCAACAGTTGGCGGCTGAGGCGCGGCGACTTGGCCCACAGGGTGACCGCGTGGTCTCGGACCTCGTGGAGCGTGAGAACTTCGAGCAGGTGATGTCGCCGGATGATATGGCGGCGGCGACGGCGCTGGCGAACCGCGTGGCGGATGCCGTGCAGGGGCTGGGACGTGACAAGGCCAGCCTTGGACTCATCTCTCCTGAGACCCTCGCCAAGCGCGAGCGCACCTACCTGCGCCGGATGTATGGCACGGTCGAGGGCGAGCGGGCGGCTGAGGCGGCAATGGGGCCTGAAGATTTCCTGACGCAGGCCCCGCAGTACGGGCAGGGCAAGACCTTCCGGATTCAGGGCGAGAAGGTGCGGCAGGACCTGACCCCGGAACAGCGGCTGGCACTGGGCGAGATTCGGGAGTCGTCCTACCGGATTGCCGAGACATTCGGGCGTGGCGGGCGCGACGTGGCGACGGCCCGGTTGTTCACCACGCTGGCAGACCTGCCGGGTGCCGTGGAGCCGAGGTTCAAGCAGGCGTTTGATGCGGCAGTTGAGGCCAAGGCGGCGCGAGATGCGGCCCGGTCGAGTGGGGATGCCGAGGCGGCGCGGCAGGCGAATCAGGCGTACTTGGCCGCTCGCCAGCAGATGGCGCAGATTGCAGAGGAGTTTTCCAAGGGTGGGGCGTATGTCAAGATGCCGGACACCCCGGCGCTTGGCGTCCTGCGTGGGGCCGTGGTCCGCAAGGACGTGGCGGACTACCTGAATAACGTGCCCGCGTTTGGCAATACACAATCTGTGTGGAACAAGGTGCTGTCGGCGTGGAAACAGATTCACACGGTGTATAACCCCGGCACCCACGTTGGCAACTTTGTGTCAAACGCGGCGATGGTACATATGGGTGGGTTGCCCCTGCCGATGCAACCGCTATACCTCGCCAAGGCCGCTCGTGGGCTGAGGAACTATGACCCCGATGTCAAGTTCCTGACTGAGGCTGGGATTCTGGAGCGTGGGCTTCCGCTGTATGGGGATGTTCCGGTCAAGGGGCTGGCCGAGGACAGGGCGGTGCTTCGGACGCTGGCTCGGACAACCCGCAAGGAAACCCGCGCCGCGCTGGAGCGTCAGGGCGTGACGCCGATGGGCCGAGGCGAACTCTTGGCTCGTCAGGCTGGGGCCAAGATTCAGCGGGCCTATGGGTTGGAGGACGGCGTCTATCGCGTGGCGCTGTTCAAGCGGCTCAAGGCTACCGGGATGTCGTCCGAGGAGGCCGCGAATGAGGTGATGCGCGTCCTGCCGGGGTATGATACGCGCTCGCCGTTGCTGAAGGCGGTGAAGACCTCGGTGTCTCCATTTGTACTCTACCCGGCCAAGTATATCCCGGCCGCGCTGGACCTCATTATGCAACACCCAGAGCGGTGGGTGGCACTGGCCGCCATCTGGGGCGGACTGGACCAGATGAGCCGACGCAAGTATGAGCCGATTGAGCAGAAGGACCTCCCGCAGAACCAGCGTGGGCTGGGCTATCTCCTGCCGGGCCGGATTCAGGTCGATGCGCTGGTGCGTCCGGCGTATGAGGTGCTGGGCATCGACATCCCGGCTGGCGACAAGTACACTTTCGACGTGGCGCGGTGGACGCCGTTCTCGGCACTGACCGGGTCTCCAGCACCGGGAGCCATTGCCACGCAGTTTAGCGAAAGGATTCCGGCAATTTTCCAGCCGGGCGGTCCAGCACAGGATGTTCTGTCCATCGCTGGTAATCGCGACCCATTTACTGGTGAAGATATACTTCGTCCGGGAATGACAACTGGAGAAAAGTTGTCTGAGGTTGGCAAGCGAGCGGCTGGATTGGTACTTCCGTCTGCGGCCAGCTTCCAGATTCCGCGAGTCATCAAGGATATGCAACGTGGGGATACGGCGGCGGCGGCGCTGGATGCGCTTGGGCTAGTCGGTCTCCGTCCGTCGGTGGTCAAGCCGGGATTGCAGGGTATTCGGGAACAGCGTAAGCACGAAGAGGCCATCCGAAATATCCGCTATAACATCCGCTCTGAGCTTCGCCGAAACCGGGACCCGGAGCGGGCACAGGCATTGATTGAGCAGGCCCGCGAAAAGGTCCGGAAGGAAAACGAGCGGTATCGCCGTGTAATGGGGGTCCAGTAACGATGAGCAGAGTTAAGGAACTGGTCAGCGAACACGTTACCAAGCGGTACAAGACTGGCGCGTGGCAACGAAAGGAAGGACAGAATCCGGAGGGGGGCCTGAATGCGAAGGGCCGGGCCTCGCTCCGGGCACAGGGGCAGGACATCAAGCCCCCGGTCAGCCGTGAGCAGGCGGCTCGGTCGGAGACCTCTGCGGCCCGTCGCCGCTCGTTCTGCGCCCGGTCTGCTGGACAGATGAAGATATGGCCTGAGGCCGCGAAGGACCCGGAGAGCCGACTCAGAAAGGCCCGCCGAGCGTGGGATTGCAACTGACGCATTATGACACACTCTATCTCAGCCTCTCTTGCTGTCGGTGCCGCTACTGGGGTAGCCACCGGCGTGATGCAACAGACCCCGCCCGCGAGTCCGACAATGGCGATGCTCGTTCCCCTGCTCTCCGCGTTGATTGGTGCGGTCTCTAGTTACGCAGTCTTGAAGACGACGGTGCAGACCGTCGAGCGGGATGTTCAGCAGATGCGGAAAGACATCGGTCAGATTTACGACTTGGTCCGGGACCTGTCGGTGGATGTGGCGCGGATTGAGGGTGAGCTAGGGCGGAACGATGACTAAGATGGGCGGTCGGAAGTTTGTGCTGTCAGTGCTGGGGCTGGCCTGCATTACGGGACTGGCCCTATGTCACGCAGATGCCACGGCGTTTGGCAGTATCGCGGTGATTGTCGGGGCCTTCAATGGGGCCAATGGGTACATCGAAGGCCGTCACGCCAGCCGGGAGTCCTGATGCCAGCCCTGACGCATCCCTCGCCGAACCACAATACCCGTGGGTCTAAGAAGATTCGGCTGATTGTTCTCCACGCCGACGCCGCGCCGAACGAAAAGGGGTGCCTGTCGTGGCTCCAGTCGAGCGAGTCCAAGGTCAGCTATCACGTCTTGATTGGGCGAGATGGGACAATCTATCGGTGCGTCGCGGACGAGAGGCGAGCGTGGCACGCTGGCAAGGCCATCTGGGAGGGCGAAAAGGATGTGAATGGCATCTCGCTAGGCCTGTCATTTAGCAACCGGAATGACGGGATTGAGGCGCTGACGATGAAGCAGATTGCCTCCGCCCAGTCAGTGGTCAAGGAGTGGCAAAAGAACTATGGGCCGATGCCGGTGACGACCCACGCGCAGGTCTCGCCGGGTCGGAAGAATGACCCCGAGAAGGTGCCCGGATTCCGCCTCTCAGACTATGTCTAAACGCACGGATACGCTGTTTGCTGGGTTCGTGTGGCTGGTGGTATTGGCGTGTATCTGGGTCCTGATGAAGCGGGAGGTGCAGGTGGCCGAAACCAAGATTCAGCAGGCGGTGGCAAAAGTCGACTCCATTCAGGCGGTCTATGACCTCGCCAGAAGTAATGCGATTGCCTCCCAGTATGCCGCCAAGGAGGCTGGTCAGCGCGAACGGAAAGCCGCCGCCAGACTTACGGAAAGACTGGGACAGGTGCAGGATAGCCTTGCCAAATCCACGGCGGTCCTACGCGATTCTAGCGCCACGGAAGCCCAGCTTCGGGATGCCTTAGCAGTCGCTATCCAGCAGGCGGATACCCTGAGCTTTCAGGTGTCGGCCTATATGTCCACGGTCGATACCCTCCGGAGCCGCCACGCTGAGGAGCGGCGGGCAATGACCGTGGCGTTGGACAGGGCCGACTCCGTAATGGCCCATCAGGACGCCCTGATTCGGGCGCTCCAGAAGAAGGCCGAGTGCCGTTTGCTCGGCCTGCCCTGCCCCAGTCGCACCCAAATGCTACTGGTCGGACTGGGCACAGGTATCGTGCTAGGGCTTGCCCGGTAAACACCCGTCTTGACAAATCCTCCCGGTGGTGTTACCTACGAGTAACCACCTACCGGGGGGAACAATGTCACAGATGGTGAACGTGGTGTGTCCGGCCTGTCAGGGGACAGGGGACAACGCCGATGGGGTTCACGGGTGTGGGTACTGCTTGATGCAGGGCCATATCCGCGTGGACCGGGACTTGGACGGCACGGTGCCAAGCGGGTTTATTGAGTGGGTGGATGCCGACTTCGGCGTCATTCCCCAGAATCCCTTGACCCTCCGCTCCGAGGTTTATGCCCGTCCGTAACGACCATACGCCGTGGACTGACGCAGAAAAACGCAGGCTGTCGCAACTCTCCTCGCAAGGGGTGGGGTCTGAAGCTGTTGCGGCGACCCTGAACGTCGAGTTCCACGAGGGGCGCGAGGTCCGGAACCTTGCGTCTGTACGTCTCCAGCGCACCAAGCTCGGCATCTATGTGGCGAAGCGGCCCGTCACCCTGACGCCCAAGGCGGCACCAGTCGCTGAGCAGGAGGTCGAGACGCGGGCGACTAACGATGCCACCGAGGCCCGCAGTGTCGGCACCAAGATTAAGACTGTCGATGACCTGCTCCGCCACATCGAAGCGGACCTGACGCGCTACGAGGTCGAGAAGTCCGAGGCGACCAAGTGGGAGTCGGCATCGGTCAACCCGGAGACGGGCAAGCCGCAGGTCACGGAGTTGCACCGGGTATTCGTCCGGCTCCGCCCCAAGGCTGGACCGTCCGTGCTGGATACCGTCGAGGCGATGATTGCCGGGAGCGTCAAGCCCCGCCGGGCGGTGACGGCCACGTCGATTAAGGGCAAGAACACGGCGGTCTTGCAGACGCTGGTCATTGCCGACCCGCACATCGGGAAACACGCGTGGGCGCAGGAAACGGGCTGGCAAGACTACGACATCAAGATTGCCAAGGCCCTTCTGCGGGACTCCGCCGGGGAACTGCTGGCGGACGGGGAGCATCGGAAGGTCGGTCGGCGGGCTATCTTCTTGCTTGGCGACTACTTCCACTACGACACCCCGGACGCCAAAACGACCAAGGGTACCCCGCTGGAGCGGGATGGGCGGGTCGAGAAGATGGTGGAAGAGGGGGCGTCCATTCTGTTCGACATCATTGAGCAGTCGGCGTCTACCCTGCCGACCGAGGTGGTGCTGGTCCCCGGCAACCACGATTCGATGATGACCGTCGCCCTCCGGCACATCCTGCGGGCCTACTTCCGGAACGACAAGCGCGTCTCGCTGGACGACGCCAAGACCACCCGGAAGTACTTTACGCACGGGCGGGTCTTGCTGGGCCTGACGCACGGGGACAAGGCCAAGAAGCGGCTCGGCGAACTTATGCCAGCCGAGGTGCCGGACCTGTGGGGGAAGTCCAGCTATCGGGAGTGGCACACAGGGCACCTCCACGGGGAGGCCGAGGTTCAGACCGTCGGCGGGGTCGTTATCCGAACCGCCCCGGCCCTCTGCCCCCCGGACGGCTGGCACTCTCAGGAGGGGTACGTCGGGAAACCCCGTGGGATGCAGGCGTTCTACTACCACAGCGGGGGGTCTTTACTAGGTATGTCGGTTAGCAATCCGGACGGAAAGCTGTAGATTTGTGGTATGGCTACCTGCCGCCGGGACCGCAAAGACGCCTGCCCGGACCGCTACGATGCGGTTCGGGACGGGCGGTGCTGGTTTAGCTGGCAGGCGCAGGGCTGGTTCATTATCGACCACGGCATCCCGACCCTCTACGAGCATTGCCGCTGGTGCGGGGGAAGCCTTCCGGTCCTGACGGACGTTATCCTGCGGGCACTGACGGAGGCAGAGGACGATGGCGAGTAAGCGACGGCGGACCGCAAACGTCTTGACGGGCAAGTCGGCGTCCGTCGCCATCCAGCGCAACGGCCTGTCGATTGAGGTCGGAGATGTCCCGGCCGTCGATGCCGCGCTGGTTGCCAAGTGCCTGCTGGACGCGATGCGCGGGCTTCAGTCGGCAGGCTACGACGAGCTTGTCATTGACGCCGGAGCCCTGCACGGCGGCGTGATTGAGGTGCCGGAGGACATCGACGGCGACGACTTCGCCCTGCCACCGGAAGCCAAGCGGCGCATCGGCTTCACGGCCTGACCCCCATAACGCACGAACCCCCGGACAAAGCCGAGGGTCGTGGGCCACACCATAGGGGGAGTGATGGCTAGAACGTCTCTTGCGGAGACGTGCCACCAGTATACTAACGGGATTGGCTCCGTGTCAAGGCCAGCCGATGCACATAGACCGTACACCGGGGTTCCTTGAAGGCCGGGAGTTGGTCCGGGGCGGTGTAGATATACCCCAGCGTGACCAGTCCAGCCCCGGCAATGGCGGACAACAGGCACCGCATCACCGACGCGATGCCTCAAGCACACTCGCCGCCTTCTCGCAGTACCACGCCGCCTTCCGGAGGTCCTGCACATCGTAGTCCTTCTTTCCGGCCCGCCACATGTACTTCATCGCCGCGCCACGGCAGTACAAAACTAGCCCCTCGTCGCCGAGCGCGGCACGGATGGCGTCGATGCATTCAATCCACGCTCCGGTGTAGTGCGTGGGGCGATTCACTGGGTCATCCGGCCACATTGGTGTCTCCGTGTTGGGTGAGTTGATGCCGAGCAATTTGGACCTTTGCCCACTGCTCTGGGAAAAACCGGGAAACCACGCGGTTCCCCTTGAACTGCGTATTTAGGTTGAGGCAAGTGGGGTTCTTACTGGCCTCGACCCGCTCTTGCCACGTCTGGGAGGCAAGCTGGGCCTCCAACTCGTCAATCGACATCGTTCAGCCTCGCTGGCTGGGCGCGACAGGCCGCGCAGATGGGGCTATCATCCTCGCCTGTGTCGTCGCCGCAGAGTCGGCAGACCTGCGCCTGACGGCGGTAGAAGTCGTCCACGCCGCTGTTCTCCCAGTCGCCATCCGACACGTCGAAATCACCGGCCATTGGAATCCTCGGGTTTGATAGAGTGGTTCCGCTGTTCAGCGCAGTACGCCTTGAGTCGGTCGCGCACAGCCTGTGGAATCGGGGTCGCCTTCCGAAGCCAACGCCAGATAGACACCCGGCTCCGGCCGAGAACTTGCCGGGCAAAGTCGTCCACCGTCCCGCCGTGGAGCTTCATTGCCCGCTTCAACAGGATGGTGCCGGGTCGGTCGGCCCGCTCCCGCCCATCCGCCGCTAGTGAGTACTGCATTCCCCCTCCGTGAAGTGTGGTGTACGCCGGGACGATAGCACGGAGTTCCCCTCGGCGCAAGTCCCAAATGAAACCGGTTGCATTTGACACTTGACACGCTACACGCTTTAGCATATCTTCCCCGGTGTAGGACACTCACACTCCGGGGGGAATGATGCAGACGGTAGCCGAGTTGGCCGAGCAGGTGGAGACGCTCAAGCGGTTGGTCGGAATGCTGACGTGGGAGTTGGTTCAGACCAAGCGGGAGATGGTGGAGATGGAGCGGGCGGCAGTATGCGAGAGTGAGGCGTTGCTAGACCACATCCGAATGCTGGACGCGCAGGCCGTGGAGCCTGTGTGGGAGTAGCAGGACCCCCGGCACACGACGGTGCCGGGATACACACTTGACGGGGGACGCGCCCCCAAGGAGCAGGTATGAATCAGAAGCTCGTGCTGGAGAACGCCGGGGACGAGGCTATCGTCACGGTCACGGAGTGCAAGACGGTCAGCACCAAGTTCGGCAACAAGCTGGTGTTTGTGGGGACGGACGACGACGGGAACGCGGTGGAGACCCCGCTCATCCCGGACACGACCGCCCTCAAGCAGTTGACCCGTCTCGGGCTGGACACGGAGACGGTGGTCGGTGAGTCCCTGCGCTTCAGCCGTGCGCCGAACCCCAGCGGCAAGCCGTACTGGAACATCGACCCGGCGAGCGGTCGTCCCGCCGCGCCGAGCAAGCGCCTCCAGCCGGTCGCGCAGACGCCGTCGGTCACGGTGGTGATGCCGAAGTCCAAGGCCGGGGCCGCGCAGATTGCCCAGTCCTACGCGCAGTTGTGGGAGACGATGGCTGGCTACCTCACCGCGTCCGCTGGTCTGCACAACATCGCGCTGGATGCGTCCGCGATTCAGGCCGCGACCGCGACCGTGTGGATTGCTCTGAAGGACCACGGCTTGCAGGGGGCGTCGGTCCAGCCTGCCCCGGAGCCTGCGCCTGAGGTCAAGGTGCCAGCGCCAAGTGGCAAGCGGATTGCTCCGCCCAAGCCGCACGACTACAGCAAGGTCCCGCCGCCGTCGGACAACGACGCGACGGACGACTTACCTTTTAATTAAGGGGGTTGCGCTGTAGAGGCAAGAACGTATCTTGCGCCGCAACCCCCTTCTAAAAGGACCGAATGAAAACGAAAGTGTGCTTCAAGTGTGACACCGAGTTGCCCATCGTCAATTTTTACAAGCATCCGAAAATGGCGGATGGGCACCTCGGGAAGTGCAAGGCGTGTACGCGCTACGATGTTCGTCAGAATCGATTAGCCAAGCGCGACTACTACAACGCCTATGACCGGGAACGCGGGAAGAACCCGGAGCGGGTGGCGGCGATGGTTGCCGGACGAGATAGGCAAAAGTATCTCGCTCGGGTGGCGGTGCAGAACGCGGTCAAGCGCGGCAAGATGACCAAACAGCCGTGCGAGCAATGCGGCGACCCGATGGTCGAAGCTCATCACCCGGATTACACCAAGCGACTAGACGTGGTGTGGCTATGCCGAAAACACCACGCCGTTTTGCATCGAACTGTTGAGGAGTGATATGCGCTACGAGTGGTCGGAGGAGTTGCAGGAGTTCGGGCATTGGGGGAAGTACTTTGTGGACGGCAACCCGGAGCGCATCTGGGTGCCCCACTGCCCGAAGCACTTCCAGTTCTCTAAGCCGTGCAAGGTCTGTGAGGCGCTCAGCCTTGGCACGGACGAGGGGCCGGAAGCGTGAGGTGTGAACTGGTGCGGTGTCGTGCCCAGTTGGTCGAGGACGTGGACCGACTGGGCCGTATCCGGTGGCGGTGCCCGCAGTGTGCGAGACGCAAGGCGGGCATCTGCCAGACCTGCTCCCGGAAGGTGGACGGGAAGATTGGGGTGGCGTACTATTGCGCCCACTGCAAGCGGGTCCGAAGCCGGGCGGTCTCTGCCAAGTGGCAACGGAACAACTTGAAGAAGGTCGCCGATGGGGCACGGCGTCGGCGCTGGCTGGAGAAGTACGGACGGCGTCCCCCCAAGGAACGGATGACCTCGCAGGAGGCGGGGAAGTTGGGCGGCAAGGCGGGGAGTGCGGCCCGCATTGCCTCGCTGGGACCGGAGCGCGTCCGGGAAATCGCGCTGAAGGCTAACGCGGCCCGCTGGGCCAAACATCGGAGGCAGTTATGTCAGACAGAGTCATCCTCAGTAGCGGAGAAGTCGCCATCGCCACCACGCTCGCCGCTATCCGGCAGGGCGTGAACCGGGAGGCGGGTATCCGGAACCTCAAGGCGGGCCAGCAGGACGCCATCACGACCGAGGTCGTCGGGGTCTTAGGGGAGTTCGCCTTTGCCAAGTGGGCGAATGTCTTCCCAGACCTGACCACCCATCTGCGTCGGGGGTCGTTCGACGCCACCTTCCGTGGCTGGAACGTGGATGTCAAGGCCACCCGGAACCCACACGGAGACCTGTGGGTGGACGCCCGGAAGGACAAGCTCCCGGACCTGTACGTCTTGGTCCACGTCGAGTATGCGGCCTGTACCCTGCTGGGCTGGTGCTGGTCGAGCGAGGTGCCGGAGCGGAGCTATGCGGAGGAGGGCCGAACCCCGCAGATTGCGAACCGGGACTTGGACGCGATGCGCTGGCTCTTGGAGATTGACCACCGCCAGTAAGTTGGCCCTTGACGGCATCGCTCCACGCTAGTACCTTGGTGGGGCGATGACCTCAGAAGCATCGCACTTGCAGTCACAACTGACGGCCCCCGTAAGTATCTCCTGCTGACCTTGACCGGTCAGTCTTCTGAGAGGAGAGAACACGGGGGCCAGTTGTTTGTCTGCGGGCCTTCTCTCGGTCTCCCGCAGGGCAGATGAACCGACACCTGCCATTCAATCCTGACCGTGCCAGCGGCACCCGGTAAACAAATCCACGCTCTGTCTGCCTACAACGTGGTCGGTCGTCTTGGGTGTTGCGCTGGGAGCTACACGGTGGCATAGCACCACCGACAGGTCACCCGTCGAGGGACTTCGCCAGACACCCGCTGGCAAGCGCAGACGGCCCCAGTGCTAGCCTTCGGTCCTACTGCTTTCCCCAACCCGCTGACGACCGGGAATGGCCGGGGTGTATCCGTCCCCAAGCCCAGCAACAAATCCTCAAACTGACTCTTGCGCGACACACCAGACGTAGCTATACTCGGCTCCACACCACTTCACACTTCAGGGGGAAGTATGTCAGAATCCGTTGCGGCGGATGCTTCGCCGTCCGTCAAGGTCGTTCACCCGCTTGTGCAGGATGCCATCCGCGTCCTGATGCAGGAAGGCGACCGCTCAACCGCGCCCGCCAAGCTCAGGCTGGCGATGCAGATTGGGTATAACATCTACTCCATCGGGCACTGGGAGGCGGGCCGTCGTCAGCCCTGCCCGGATGCCATCACCCGGATGGAAGCCGTGGTCGCGGGGCGGCGCTGATGCCGGTCGTCCTCGACATCGAGACCGTCCCGCTGGCGGAGTCGCTCGCGGCGGAGTACCCGGAGGACCGCCAGCCCCCGGCGAACTACAAGAGCGCCGAGACCATTGCTAAGTGGCGCGAGCAGGACCGCATCAAGTGGGTCGAGGAGCGGGCCAAGAAGGCCAGCCTCAACCCCCGACTGGGCCGCATCCTGTGCCTTGGCTGGGCGGTCGTGACCAAGGACGAGGGCACCCTGACCGACCACGGGTGCTTCTACGCCGAACACGAAGAGGGTGAGAAGGAACTGCTGGCGAACTTCTGGCGGCTGATGGCGACCCATTCCGGACAGGTCGTGACGTGGAACGGCTCGTGGGACCTGCGCTTTATCGTCCTCCGCTCCGCGCACCACCGCCTGACGCCAAGCCTTGGCGGGGCGCATATCCGCGAGTGGCTCCGGAAGTATCAGACCCGCCCGCACTTTGACTGCAAGGCCGTGGTGCTGAACTGGGACGTGGTCCAGTCGGGCGAGGGGCTGAACGAGTGGGCCGGGTTCTTCGGCCTGCCCGGCAAGACGGAGGGGGTCTCCGGGAAGGATGTCTACCCGCTCTACCTTGGCGGGATGCACGACGAGATTGCCGAGTACTGTATGGGCGATGTGCTGGCGACCGCTGGGGTCTACGCGCATCTGCTGGGGTTCTTCGGGGATGACTACTACGCGTTCGAGGAGGCCTGAGATGCGCCGCCATCCAGCGACTGTCGCCGCTCCACTTGCCGCGCTCGGGTGCGTGGTGTCCTCGCTCATCCTGACATTCCTCGCCTGCTACGGGCTGTACGCGCTCGTATGGCGGTGACAGGACGGAAGAAGCCCCGCTATCTGGAGGCGCTCGAACAGCGGCTGTTCATCAAGCGCCTGCGGCTCGACCCCCGTACGAAAGACCTGCCGTGGTGCAGTGTCCCGAACGGCGGAAAGCGCAACCCCCGCGAGGCGGCACTGCTCAAGGCCGAAGGGGTACAGGCCGGGGTCCCGGACTGGTTGCTCTTTTCTGGGGCTGGGGTCTGCCGGGGACTGGCGATTGAGTTCAAGTCGCCGAACGGGAAGGGCCGGGTCAGTGAGTCACAGGAGAACTGGCACCAGATGCTCCGGGACAACCGATGGGCGGTGCATATCTGCACCAGCGCCGAGCAGGCGTGGGACATTGTGATGGAGTATCTGGGCTGTGAGTCATAAGCCGATTGCCTGCAACTGCGACGAGCCGTGTCCGGTGTGCGCGTGGAACTCCACCAACGCCGCCGCGATTGCCGCGCATAACCTCCGCGTGGCCTGTCACGGCGAGCGCAAGTATCCCGGTCGGCGCATCACGCCGTGGGTCAAGGTGCCGCCCAAGTGATGTGGCTCGTCGGCATCCTGTCGCTGGCCCTGTGCGTGGCGCTGTGGGTCATCGCTCGCCTGTCACGGGCCACCAAGGCATTGCTCCGGGTGATGCAGGGCTTTGCCGTCGAATCAGAAACGTCCTCAACGTGCGTGGACCGGGTGAGCTATACGGTGCAACTCCACCGCACTGAGACGCTGGGGCCTGTGGAGTGAAGCGGTCGCGCCTCAACCCGGTCAATGCCAAGCGGCGAGCGAAGGAGTTCGCACGGACCTATGGTGGGAAGGCGCGGGTCGCGTGGGTCAAGCAGTTAGGGTGCTGTATCTGTAAGGTCAAGCCAGCCGACAACGCGCACTTGCCAAGTCGGTCGGGGATGGGGCGGAAGGGAGACGCGGACCGCATCGTGCCGCTCTGCCGCTTGCATCACCAAGAACTTCACGAGCAGGGTCAGGCGCTGGTCGAGGCGCGGCACGGCATCGACTTGAGTGTCTGGGCCGATGCCATCACCATTGCGTGGGAGCGCAAACAGAATGAGTCAGGGCAAGGGGAGTAACGCGAGACCGCTCTCGGTCAGTCAGGACGAATACGCTCGCCGCTGGGAGCTTGCCTTCGGGTCGAAGGAGGCGCTTGAGGAGGCGGTCGCCAACGCGGACGCGCACTACTGGGCGAAGAAGGCCGAAAGCGAAGAGGCCGCGAGTGAGTGACGCCACGCTTACCGATGCCGAGGTGATGCAGGCCATCACCGCCGCCTTCGACGCGACCCGGTGGCAGGACATCGTAGACCTCACCGACGCGTGGCTGGAGGCACGGGGCGAACTGCCCGGACCCGCCGCCCATTTCCGGGCCGCTGGCTTGCAGGGCGTGGGCCGACTGGAGGAGGCGGTGCCGTGGGCCGAGGTCGCGGTTGCCTCCATCACACCGCCCAAGCACGGGCTGGACCCGTCCGCTGTCCCCTACTTCGCCGCGCTGGTCGGATTGGGGCAGGCGTTCGCCATCACGGGCCACACCGACAAGGCGATGCACATCTACCGCGAGGCGCTTCGGACTCCGGTGCTACTGCCTGAATCGCTGGCATCCAAGGCGCACCTCCGCTTGGCTATCAAGCCGAAGCAGTGGCGCAAGGCGTGGGAGGAACACGAGGCTCGCCTGCTGGACACTAAGAGCAAGAGCGGCGTCCCCGGCGTTCCGGTCTGGGATGGCAAGCCGACCGACGGCCCGGTCGTGGTCCTGCACGAGCAGGGCATCGGTGACGCGGTCCTCTTCGCTCGCTGGCTCCCGCTTCTCGCCGAGCGCTCTGGGCATCCGGTCATCTGGGTCGGGGAGAAGATGTTCCACCGCTACATCGCGGCGCTCCCCGGCGTCAAGTCGTGCGTGACCGTCCCTGAGGCGTTCGAGGAGGTCGGCGAGGCGCTCAAGCTTCGAGAAGGGTCGTGCTACATCCGGGCGATGTCGCTCCCGCACCGCTTCGCCTGTACCCCACAGAACGTCCCGGCTCCGGTGGCCCCGTCGTTCCCGCGCTCCCCGCTCGCGTCCGGCAAGGTTCGGGTGGGTGTCTGCTGGGAAGGGTCCAAGACCGCGCACCACAACTTCGACCGCTCGCTGTCGCCTGACGTGGCGTCACTCTTGTGGGCCGAGAGTCCGCCCGAAATCGAGTGGGTCAGTCTCCAGTACAACGTCGAGCCGCCAGCGGGTGCGCCGTTCGCCAAGATGGGCGAGGGGGACCTGTACGATACCACCGAACGCATCGCGTCCTGCGACCTCGTGGTCACCGTGGATACGTCCGTTTTTCACGTTGCCGGGAGCTTGAACATCCCGACCGTTGTCCTGCCGCCGATGACCGTGGACTGGCGCTATACCGGGTGGCCCGGCGGAAGCTCGACGCTCTGGTATCCGTCAGCCGTGGTCATCAGACGCGAAAGCGCCCGAGAGACGGAGGCACAGGTCCGGTCTGCTCGGGCGGTCATTCACGATGTCGCGTCAGCGCTGGCTCACCAGTGGGTCGGGAGCCATCCGGCGAAGAAGTTGGCCCAGTAGTAGACGGTTGTCATCCACATCGCCGTGATGATGGCGAAGGCCAGCCAGTCGAGAAAGACGTGCAGGGGGTCGCGCTTCGGAGTCTTCACTTGGCCCTCTTGGTTTTGCGCTTCGCGGCCTTCTCTCGCCGCTCGGCTTCGACTTGGATACGGACGGCCTGCATAAACGCCACGCCGTAGGGGAGGAGGAACCCGGAGCGACGGCGCGGCTCGCGCAGGAGCAGGCCTTCCGGGGTCAGGGTCACGACGAGGGACTCGCCGCGCAACGTCGTGACCTTGCGAACCACTGGACGGGTGAGGTCAGTCACAGGGCGGTCCCCTCGAACGTCCTCGGCGAGAACGCATAACGGCGCGTCGCGCTCAGATACGTCAGGCTCGGTCCGTCGGTCGTCGCGTACAACTGGATGACAAGCCACGGCGTGTGGACGTGCAGATACCAGAGACCCAGTGGGAGGGTCGGGCCTGCGCCCGTCATCCGGTCGGCGCGGTTCGTGAGATTCTGGAAGATGCCCCAGCGGGTCATCCCAGTGGTCCGGCGGTCGATGCGAACGTGCATTGCTTCCCCCTTGTGGTGTGGTGACGCGTAAAGACTAGCAGGATGGGTTGAGTCTGTCAAGAGGCTTGCACCACCGGGGCCGACTGCTCCCCGGTGACGTAGTCGGCGGCTCGCTGGGCAAGGCTCGCGGCGCGAGCGAGCATATCCGGATGCTGGCGGCAAGCCTTGGCCCAGTGCCGCAGGTATGCGGCGCTCTGGCTCACCTGCTCGAACCCGAACCGACCGGACAGGAAGGACGCGCCAAGCTCGGCGACCAGTTCCTCGAAGGCGTAGTCGGCGGACCCGAACCGGGCCGGGGTGAGGCGCTTCAAGCGCTTGTCCGCGCCCGTCCAGTGTGTGAGCTCGTGAAACAGCGTCCCGTAGTAGCTCTCCCGGTCGCGGAAGGTGTCGGCGTCCGGCATCCGGATGACATCAAGCGAGGGAATGTAGCAGGCCCCGACGCTCCCGTGCTGGATGTCGGCCCCGGTCTCCCGGACCATCTCGTCAGCCTCCTGCAAGGCTTCGAAGGCGGTCCGGCTCGCCACACTGTGCCGCCCCTTCAGCGCCTCCAGCGCCCCCGGCTCCATCTCGTCCAACTGCTCGACGTTGAACACCCGGAACATCCGGGCGAAGAAGTAGCTCGACGGCTCTTCCTCGTCGTCCGCCGCCTTCTTGGTCGCCTTGGACATAAAGAACACCGGGGTGGACTTCTCTCCCTTCCGGACCACACACTTGGCCTCGAGCGCCTGCTTGAAGGTGACCCAGCCGTGCGACTGGTAGGCCATCCCGGCGAAGAGCAGGACGACCACGTTCCCGCCAGAGTAGGGGCGACCCGTCAGCGCGTTGTGCGGCCCGATGCCCGACCACGGCTTGACCCACGGCGCGTTCCCCTGCTCCATCTCGCGAATGACCTGCTCGAAGACTTCAGCGTACACTGCGGCGTTGCTTGCCATTGCTTCCCCCTTGGTGAGTGTGCTACGTGAAACAGCGTGGAGTGTCCTGACGCGTAAAGACTAGCAGGGGTGAGGGAGGCTGTCAACCCCCACCCCGTTCTGGGATTCAGACCGCGACCGCCTCCTCGACGGCCACGGGGGCGTTCGGCTCCTGCGCGGACAGGTCGTTGAGCTCCTTCAGGGCCTGCTCAAGGCACCGGAAGTAGGCCAGCGAGCGGTCGAGGTCGCAACGGTAGCCGCCGGACCGGATGACCCACTTCTTCGCCGAGACCCAGAGACCGCTGTCCACGTTGTAGTCGCTGTCGGTCTCCAGAAACAGCTGGACCTCGACCTCGCGGCGCTCCGTCTCGACCCGGATGTCGAATCCGGTCCCCCGGAACACGTTCTGCGAGGCCGTGCTGACGTAGGTCACGACCTGTCCCCCGGCTCCGACCGTCCGCACAGGCTCAGACCAGACGAGCGGCGCGTCCACCTCGGCCCGGTGCGCCTCCCGGAACGCCTTGGCGTGGGCCTTCTCCTTCTGCGCCTCCTCCATCTCCTCGGCGTACTCGGCGACCCGCTCCGCCAGCGCCTTGGCGAAGGCCACCCGCTGGGTATCAGTCGGTGCGATGGTGATGAGGTCCTCGCGCTTAAACCCCTCGCCGAACCAAATATCCCCGGAGACGCTCCGGACCCCGTTATGACCCTCGTACTCGACGTAGGTCGCGTACTTGTTGCACCGGACCCGCGTGACCGTGACCTTGGTGCCCTCGTTCTCGCCCGTCAGGAAGTAGAACGTCTGGCCCTTCGTGAGCGTGGTGTAGGACTCGTGCTTCGCCATTGTGCTATCCCCTTGGTGTGTGGTGTGGTGTGTAATGCTGTGTCAAGACTAATCGGGTTGGGGGGAGCCTGTCAAGCCCCCCCCCGTTCTGCCTGTCTTACTGCTGGGCAACCAGCCCCATCAACTCGGCCCGCTTCAGGCACTTCTTGCAGGTGACCGCTTCAACCCCCTTCCCGGCAACCTCGGCCCCCGTCCGCTGACCGTTGGCATTGCAGGGGGAGGTGATGAAGAACGCCTGCCCGACCTTGACGCGGTTCGGAGCCGGGGCCTTATCCGCGACCACTTCCTCAATCCGGAGCAGGTGAAGCTGGCCCCCAGTAGCCCCGCGCCGCGAGCGTCCGGTCCGCCCCACCGCCCAGCGCGTCTTGATGGTCAAACCATTGCTCCAGTCGGAGGCCTGCTGGGCGAGCGTCTCGTTGAGGGTGGCGAGCGTCTGCATTGTGTTCTCCTTGAGTGAGTGATGTCGCGTCTTGACTACGGCGGAGAGTCTACACCCAACCCGTCAAGCCGCGCAAGGGGTCGCCAGATTTCGTTACAAATCGTTCGGGGTCTGTTCGGTTTCCGGGCCGAAACGTCAGCGCGTCCGCCTTGCGCTTCGCTCTAGTTCGGCGTATGTTCGGTGCGATGAGTGATGACGCGAAGACTGCAGTCAAGACAGCGCTCACGCCTGCCGATGACGTGAGACGCGACAAGCTAGGCCGCCCGCTGGTCGGCTGGGCCATCGACGGGAGCAAGCGTGGACGGGGGCCCGCGAAGGGTGCGCCGAACGCTGGAAGGCCGCCTGACGAGTGGAAGGCGAAGCTCCGCGCCATCGCCAGCCGTGAAGACGTGCTTCAGCACATCGAGTCCGTCTTGACCGCTGGACCGGACCACCCGTTCTTCGCTCGGGCGCTGGAGTACGTCACCGAGTACGGCTACGGCAAGGCGACCCAGCACATTGAGCAGAACGGCGCGACCACGCTGGAAATCGTCGTCCGTCACGAGTAGCCGCTTGGCAACGCTCTACCTGCCTGCTCCGATGGCGCACCAGTCGGAGGTGCTGGACGCCCCCGAACGCTTCAAGCTCTGGCGAGCCGGACGCCGGACCGGGAAGAGCCGCGCCGCGCTGATTGCCTCCCTGCTAGGCCACGGCGAGGGGAAGCATCGCGGAGCGCTCACGGGCGGCAACATCGTCTGGCTCACCCCCGACTATCCGCAGTCCCGCGCCATCTGGCGAGAGGAACTCAAGCCCCGTCTTGCCGGGTTGCCGGGCGTCACGCTCCACGAGACCGACCGCCGCGTCCAGTTCGGGTCGGTCGGCTCGCTGGAACTGCGCTCTGCCGAGAGCATTGACAATATTCGCGGTCGAAGTCTTGACGGCATCGTCATCGACGAGGCGGCGTACTTGGACCTCGACTACGCACTGGGCGCGGTCGTTCTGCCTGCTCTGCTGGACCGGGGCGGCTGGTGCCTCATTGCCTCCACGCCGTCCGCTGGCTGGGATGGGAACAGCGCCCGGCTGACGCCGTCCTACTTCAACCGCTTGTGCCAGCAAGTCGAGGCAGGCGCTCGCGGTCCGGACTGGCGGCACTGGCACCACCCGACCGAAGCGAACGCCCGGCTGTCCCCGGAAGACATCGCCGTCCTGCGAGCCGAGTACCCTCCCGGTTCAGCGACCGCTCAGCAGGAACTCGACGCCAGCTTGACGGCCTCCGGTGCCGCCTTCTACCCGGAACTCGCGGACTACGCCGACCTCGTCATCCCTCGTGACCGACTGCCTGCCTACCTCCCGGACTGGTGGCAGTACTGGGCGGGCTACGACTGGGGCTACTCGCACCCGGCGGTTTTCGTCCCCTGCGCCGATGACGGCACCACGCTCTACGTCCTCGACGCCCTCTACCTGCACCGGGAGCAGGACCACGAGCAGGCGGCCAGCATCCGGGGCAACCTCCAGCTACCGGGTCACGACGGGCGCATCCCAGCGGCCTGTGGTCGGCGGGTCTATGCGGGGCACGACGCCTTCGCCCAGCGGATGGCGCACACGGCCCAGCCGGAGACGGTCGCCGACGTGTTCGACCGCTATGGGGTCGCGCTGTCCAAGGCGTCCCTCGACCGGGAGGCGGGGGCCAAGGTCATCCGGCGCTTGCTGTCGCAGGACCGCCTGCGGTTCGTGGACACGGTCGGCACCCGCAGACTGCTGGCCGAGTTGCAGGCGCTGGTCCCTGACCCCAAGCGGCCCAACGTGCCGCTCAAGCGAGACGCCAATGACCGGGGCGACAACGGGGACGACGGGGCGGACGCCTTCCGGTACGCCGTGGCCTCCCTGCCGATGCTGGTCGCGGAGCCGGAGCGTCCGGCTGGGGTGGGGCCGGAAGGGGCGGACCCGAACGACTGGACCCAGTACGTTCCCGACGCCAACCCGGACCACCGGGACTTGGCGGGTGGGATGCTGATGTGACGGAGGGTTGCCCAGCCCTTGCGCTTCCGGACCTTTCGGGGTATGTTCGGGGGCGGAAGCAGGTAAGATAGGCCGTTGTTTGGTAAGACCCGCAGGACGCCTTTCCGACCACGTTCGACTCCCGAGGACCCGATGCCCAACTACCGCAACAGCACCGCTGGCGACATTACCGCGCTCAATGGCGCGATGACCTTGACCTATCGGCAGTTCGCCAACGGCGGCGTCGGGGTGCAGGTCACGAACACGTTCAGCGGGACGCTGACCTTTGAGATGACCATCGACGGCACGAACTGGGTCGCGGTGCAGGCGACCAGCGTGACGACCGGGACCGTGGCGACGACCACGACCACGACGGGCGTCTTCAAGTTCGATGTGGTCGGGGCGCTCTCGGTGCGCGTCCGGGCCTCGGCGTGGACCAGCGGCACGGCGACGGTGACGCTCGTCGGGATGGCGGGATAAGTGGACGCCGACCTCGGGGAACTGGGGCGGCGGAGACGGCGGGGCGGAGGCGGGACAGCGTTCTCGCCCCTCGCCCTCTTCGCCAGTGGGGAGCAGGGCGTCTGGTACGACCCCTCCGACCTGACGCCGGAAAAGACCAGCTGGCGTCGGAACCTGCTGACGTACTCGCAGGATTTCGAGAACGCGGCGTGGACGAAGTCGAACGCCAGCCTGCTGTCGAACCTCGCGCTCTACTCGCAGGATTTTGATAATGCGGGGTGGATTAAGACAAATGCGACGGTCACGGCTAACTCCTCTGCC